TAATAAATGTTCTAATATATGTCCATATAAAAAATTAATATTTAAACTAGCATCATAATCTTTAGTTTTCTTTGGACTAAATCTATCATACCATAATTGTCTAGGTGGTTTACCTAGCACAGACATTCTTAACTTCCCATCTTTTTCTCTAATAGGATTGTTCCATGAATTAAAAGCTTCCTTAATATTACTAAGGAACTTATCCATGTTCTCTTCTGTTACGTTAGCAGGTTTACCATTTGATATTCCAGCTACTAATTTTTTAATATCAGTTGCTATTGTATCAATGCGTTTCTGCCCAGTTGTTTCCGATTTTATATTTTCCATCTAACGGACACCTTATTTTTAATTCCTTTCCTGCATCTATAATTGCCTGTACTCCAAGCTTTCCAAATTCTTCGGCTCGGCTTTCTTCCACTTCATATTGGAATTCATCATGTACATTTACAATTGGAAATGCTTTTATTTGATTCTTTATAACATAATCCTCTACCCTTGTCAACGCTTTCTTCATAACACACGCACCAGCACCCTGTAATAGCGTGTTTAACGCAGCGTGAGGGTGTCTTATGAGGATTTTTCTTTGGTCAAGTCCTCGGAGCCATCTTTTTTTAGCCACTCCATCCACTCTGTCTCGTAAGCGTTTAAAACTTGGTGTAGCTCTGAGAAATTTTTCTTTAACTCTTTCTCCATCTCTTTCAGACCTTTTGATGATACTTCCGATTTTTTTTGAACCTGCTCCATAGATGAGTGCGTAAATAAATGTCTTCGCCTCATCTCTACTCCCCAAACCAGCATTAGTTTGATTTGTTGTGTGTATATCTCCATTAATGATTTCATTTGTGTATTCCTTATCGTTCATGTAGTGTGCTAACATCCTCAACTCAAGTCCTGAAGCATCAACACCTACTAATTTATAACCTTTGTTTGCAATCCATAACTGCCTACATTCTTTTCCGTAAGGAGAGTACACAGCAGGAATCTGTGCCATGTTGGGCGACTGGTGTGACATTCTTCCAGTAATAGTACCATTGGTAATTACTTTGCCATGTACTCTTCCATCTTCTCTGATAGCTTCAATCCAAGAACTGACTTGAGCAATTCTTTTCTGAAGCATGAGAAATTTATTAATAAGTCTTGCTTCAGGAATATTTTTAATTTCTGACAAAACTTTTTCATCTACAATAGTATGTTTCTTTTCTGTAAACTTCTTAGGTTTCCATCCTAACATAACTAATCGTTCAGCTATTTGTTGACGTGAACCTAAATTAAATTCTTTATATTTAACCTTTATAAAAGGTACTCCCTTAACATATCCTCTAGATTTATTATTTGATTTAGGAATAAATTCTGTTTCTATTTTTAATGGAGGAAAAGTTTTTCTTACGATAGTTTGAAGCTCATTCATATCTTCTTGAAACTTAGCTTGTAACATATGAGCACCTACAACATCTATCATAAATCCTTTTTTATGTTGTCGCTGAATAATCTTGGCAACTTTATGTTCTAACTCAATAGACTCTCCAAAATCTTCCATCTTTCTACCAAGAAATTTATATAACTTCTCTGTTAAATCAACATCATTCCTACAATACTTTAACATCTCTTCACTAAAATAATCAAAGTTATTAAATTCAATTTTCTTTTTATAAAGTTTTTCACCCCAGTTTTTTAATGAGTGTCCACCCTCTAGCATAGGGTTAAGTAATCTAGATAAAACTAATGTATCAGTTATCTTACAATTTTTAAATATATCATATCCAAAAAATTTATTTAATACTGGTATATCAAATCCAATAATGTTATGTCCTATAACTTCTTTAGTTTGTTTTAAAAAATCTACAAACCTATGTACTCTATCTTCTTTAAATTGATAATAAGTATTATTATGTTTACAAACAATGCACCAAATTTTATCTACGTTAAGAGTTGTTTCAATATCAAATATTACTTTATCAAAAGTCACTTGATGTTACCTCTGCTAATCTGCCAGTATCCATATCATATTTTAAATCACAACAAGGTCCAGTTATTCCTGAAAATCTATTCTTTAATACTCTCACCCTTGTTGTATGCCTAATCTCAGGGTCACTATTCTGAGCATCTCGTTCTAATCCTATGACCATATCACTTAGCTGACCTATAGAAGCACTCCCTCTTAGCTGTGAGAGAGACGTAGAGGCACCTTCTTCGTGTCCTTTACCATCAGGTCTCCTTAAATGTGATACTACTATCATAGCCACCCCAGTCTCTTGTACAAGAGTTCTAAGTCTAGTCATTATTTCATCTAATGCTCTTCTCTCATCTCCATGTGACTGGTCTGATACTATAATACTAACATGGTCTATGACAATATATTTACAATCTAATCCTTTAGCTAAATATCTTACTCTTGAAATTATATTATCAATAGTGTTAGAACCAAAATGGTCAAACATAAATACTCTACCACTACCTATAGTAGCATCAAAATGTTTTTGCCATTCTTCTTTAGAAATATGAACATCAGGTAAATGTAATCTTAGATTAGCTTCAATACTCATGATACCTTTAGATGTTATAACAGGGGTCTCTTCTAACATTAACAAACCTATATTATCTTTAGTTTGTTTTATTAGATGATGAATTAATTCTCTCATCACTTGAGTCTTACCTAACCCACTACCTGAAGTAAACGTCACTAATTCAGATGGTCTTAATCCATAAGTAATTTTATTTAATCCTTCAAAAGGATATTGAACAAAGCTTTGTAATGTTGGTTTACTTATCTCATCAAATAAAATATTAGCATTTATAATTCCATCAGGAGCATAGACCTTTGCATTCCAAAATGCTTGAGTATAAATCTGTATTTTATTTTTAACTAAACAATCTGAAGCATCTTTAAATTCTTGAGGGAGATGCATAATTTTACATTTTCCAGGTGAAAATAATTCAGCTACTTTTAATGCACCCTCTTTACCTTGTTCATCATTATCAAAATTAATAATAATATTTTGAAATTGTTCTAGCCATTCGAGACTATTCTTAATATCTTTAACTGCAGAAGCTACACCATGTTTAATACTCACTACTGGAGTTTCATACTTACCTGTATAAAACATTTGATAAGCTGATAAACAATCTATCTCACCTTCAGTAATTATAATAAATTTATTTTTAGAGAATAAATGTTCTCCAAATAATCCTGCTTGGTGAGTATTACCCTGTACACTAAATTCTTTTGACTTTGTATATCTAGTTTTTGTTGCAATCTTTGAACCTTGTTTATCATGGTAAGGATAATAATGATTAGTTATAGTACCCATGCTATCTGTCTTAACAGATACACCATATTTTTTACAAGTATTTTCTGAAAGATTTCTTTCTACTATTTCTGTAAAGTCTGATTTGCTCACATATAAATCTTTATATTCCTGTTTTCCATTTGTTATCGGTTGTGTTTCCATATCATATTCCTTTATATATTGTTGACATGAAAAACAATAAGCCGAACTATCTGCATTAACAGAAACCGCATCACTACTTTTACATAGTGGACATGGTAGATGATACTTTACAAATCCTTTTTTATTTATTTCCATTGTCGCCCTCATAATTAATTTCTAAAAAAAAAGGAGAGCCAACCTGTTACCAAGCTGACCCTCCTGTAGGAGTAGAAAATGAGTCATGTATTATGACTGTTAATGTTGTATCAAAAATCTTCTTTGATGTCAACACCATTAGAAGATTTTTTTTCTATATTAAAATCTTCATTGGGAGTAAATTCCACTAAATCCAGTACCTGTACAGCTTGTAAATCTAAACCTTTGCCCTTCTTACCTTTAAAATTCCAGTCATAAGATTTATACATTACTTTTACTTTACTGCCATTACCAACTATTTTTTCAATAGGATTCTTTTCACCATCCACTAATTGTGGTTGTTGATTTTTGTCTCCATTTGCTTTTGAAACTTTTCGTTTAAATCTGATAATATTATTTACTACTTTATCATCAGCTTTAGTTTCACCAACTGAGAAACCTTTAGTTTTAAAATCTTGTGCAGTTGTATCATCTACTGCCAAATCAATTCTCCACATAGGTTCAAACTTTTCGTTTGGTCTAATTTGA